CTAAGTTAGCTGTGGAGAGAAACACTGGGCAATCCACCATCTATGTTCTTAAACAATTAAATTATCCAGATCTTTTTAGGATGGTGGATTTTACTGCTAAAGAGTCTGGCACATATGAAAAGGGAGCTATTGGGTGGACAACTACTGGATATATCTCTGCTGGAGAACTTAAGGGAACTCGAAGAAAAATGCTTGATGATCTAGCATTGTCTATTAGACAGAAAAGTATCTTATTCTATGATGAAGAGATTTTTCAACAAATGAAGGCTTTTAAGATTATCCGGGGTAAAGCAAAGGCTAGTAGCAACAGACATGATGACTTAGTTATAGCTGTGGCTGGGGCGTGGCAAGTTCAAGAACTAACGCCAGACTATGACTTTGGTTGGGATGAAGATGAAAAAACTAGAGCAGCTAGAAGGGAAAAGTGGCGTTTCAAGTGATCAAACCAGATAAACAAGACTACCACGCACAACAAAATATTAATGAGAAAGCTTTTTTTGAGATATTAAAGAAGCTTAGTCCAGATTTGTATGTTTTGAATAAAATGATCCTAGAGGATAATTTGAGTGTGACTACTTTTTATAAATTGGCAAGACATCTTGTTAATATTGGATCTGGTACAGGATATGGAGATATCCATGTTTTAATTGAAGATGGAATAATTAAATTTGTGAACGGGCAAGAAAAAGATAAGGTAAATGAGCGGATTTTTAAACCTGCTCCTTGACTTTACAAAAACTAGAGTGTTAGCATATAAAATATAATATAGGTTCATAGGAGAACAACTCCATTAACCGATCAGAATCAAGTAAGTGAACAATCGCTTATTTAATTTTGGTCGGTTTTTAAGTACATAATGGCTAAAAAACCAAAGAAAACAGACGCAGACTCCCAAAGAGATCTGTTACAGACAGTCAAGCATCATTACGATATTGGCTTTGAGATTACCGAGCAGAGAGAAACTGGTAGAAACATTGTTGGTCGTATCTCTTTTAAAGAGGCAGACGAATTATTTCGTTCGTGGATTGATGAGAATAATTGGCCATACGATGCTATTCTTTTTGATCCTCGTATCTTTACTTTCATTTTCGAAAAAACTTCTAGATTAATTTCAAATAAACCCAAGGGTGTTGTGACTCCTCGTGAGGGGTCTGATTTATTAAAGGCTCGTTTAAACAATGAGCTTCTTTCTTATCAGTGGGATATGGCTTCCAACGGGGGAGCGATGATTGCTAAGTGGGCACAGATGGATATGAATGCTCGTAAATATGGGGCAGCTTTTGCTCTTTGTCCGTGGCGCTATGAAACTGCCGATGGAGGGAAAAAGGTCTTATTTGATGGGCCAGATATGAAGGTGTTAAATAATAGGAACTGTGCTCCAGATCCTACAGCGACATCTATTGAAGACTGTAATTGGTTTCAACTCAGACAGTTTTCGACTTTGCAAGATCTTAAGAATGTTAATGATGCCGGTAGGGGTGAAAAGCCTGTATATGAGAATTTAAAAGAATTAGAAGCAGCTGTTGGTTCAGATGATACTGTAAATGCAGGCGGAGATCGTAGAAGTCAATTTAGTTCAAGAGACAGAGAAATTGCTGGGATAACTGAAGACCCATACGGCCAAGATCCCGCATATAAGACAATTGAATTAGTTACTGAGTATCGAAAAGACAGATGGATTACTTTTGCTTACAAGCATGGAATTATGTTGAGAGACATTGAGAATCCTGCTAAGAACAATCAGATCCCAATCACTATGCTGCGTTATTACTCAGTAGATGATGATATATATGGGATATCTGAAATTGAACCTGTTAAGGGATTACAAAAAGCAATTAACGCATTACTTTGTCAATATATAGATGAGATTAATCAGAATCTTTATTCTCCAATAGCGATTGGCCCTGGAGTAAAACAACATACTTTGGAATGGGGTAAGGGCGCGCGTTGGATGATGAACAATCCACAAACGGATTTCCGTATTGTACAAACTAATTCAGACGCTGCTCAATATTTCAATAATACTTATTCTGCTTTAGTGGCAGCTATGATGAACGCTTTAGGAGAATCTTCTTTAGGTGTTTCTAATGTACAGCCATTCCAGACTGATAAAACAGCAACAGAAGTTAAAGAATTAACTCAGCAACGAAATTCAAGAGATCAATTTAATCAAATTTTCTTAGCTGAAGCTATTAAGAGACAATATAAGTTATGGCACTCAATGAACCAGGCTTTGTTATTCTCTGATGAAGATTCTAAGAATTATGTATTTAGAATTGTTGGGCGAGACACAATGAAGTTTATGCAAGAACAAGGTTTGGGAGATCAAGAACTTCCAGATGAATCAGTAATGTTAATGTATGAGAATGAAGAGTTAGGGAAAGATGCATCTGCTAAGGATCATATGATTCCTAAATATGGTGTTAATATTGGAGATGAAAAAGAGCCCAATATTGTTCCTAAGATGAGTGTTGATGAAAATGGAACTGGAGCTAGTATTTATCTAGAACCAGACGATATTCTAGGGCAATATGATTTCTATATTGATGTTGAATCTATGGCTGTTAATAATGATGAACAGCGTAAGCAAGCTCAGGAAACAGCTATCACAATGTTAACTTCAAATCCAAATGTGGTTGCTTTGTTAGCTTCTGAAAATAGTAAGCCTAAATTCAAAGATTTATTTATAACTTGGTTAGAAGATTTAGGAATTCAGGGAGCTGAGAGATATTTTGAAGACATGCCAGCACAAGGTATGCCGGGAGAACCTTCTCAGGGTATGCCTGGAGAATCTCCATTGGGCGCTGATAGTCCATTAGGTGGAAGACAGGGGAGGCCAATTTCTCCAGCTGGAGCTAAGCCAGAGGAAGATATAAATCAACAAGCATTAAGTTCTGCTGTTAATGAGGTAATGGGACCAAAAGGAGGTCAAAATGGATGAGAAAGATGATGTAAAAAAGGTTTTGCAACCAGAAGAAATGGCAGAGCGAGCAAAAGGTCAGCAGTTATATGAAATGACCCAAACTCCGGGATTTGCTATTTTAAAAGAAAAGTTAGATGGTTTATCTTTTCATTCATGGGTTGATCCTCGCGAAGTTGAGGATAAGAGAGCCTGGGAGTGGAGAGAGCTCAATGCCTTTCATGCTTCTAACAATGCTAAAGAGTTAGTTGAATGGATTCAAGAATCAATTAATAGAGCAGAATATTTAGAGAAGAAACGAAGAGGTGAAGTAGGTACAAGATCATTAACAATAAAATAAGATGGCAACAAAACTACCACCAATGCCCCCTAATTATCACGGGTGGTGGAAGGGTCAAAAAACAGAAAGAATTGAAATTAAACCGATGAAGAAATGTTCTCATCAGTTTGAACTAACAGAAGACGGCGCAAAATGTATAAAATGCAATCTGGGATTTCTAGGCGAAGGCTTCGAAATTCGAGATGGCAAGTTATATAACAATAAGTTGTCAGATCTTTAACATAGTTAGCAGTAACTATATTTTCTATGGCAGGGATGCACGCCTGCATGTATAAATCTGTGCATAAATAAAGAAAGGAAAAATATGGACGTAACAACTGCAAACAATAATAATACTCTTACTGACCAAAATCAGACAGGAACTCCTAATAAAGTGGAGGAGATTAAACCCGAGGCGAGCGATCGAACGAAGGAACAATTTGAAAAATTGACGGCGAGTAACACGAAGGTAAACCAAGAAAATAAGAGATTACAAAGAGAATTAGATGGCGCTAGAAGAGCAGCAGAGCAGGTTAAAAAAGAACCAGCTCCTAAGTCTACTCCGAAAGACATTCCCTCTAATATCGATTTAGAATCTTTTGTTGAGGTTGATCCTAAAACGGGTGAAAAATACGTTAATGAGACAAAGCTTACTAAAGCGATGTCAGATTTGAAATCTCAAACCACTAAAGCTAAGGATACCATTCAGAGCTACATTAAGACGAATGAAAATCGAAGGATTCAACAACAAAAGGATGATGCTTTTATAGCTTATCCAGAGTTGAAACCAGAGAACGAGAAATTTGACCAAAAGTTTTATAAGACGGTGCGAGCTGTTTTGTACGACTCGATGATGAACGCAAACGAATATGGTAAAACCTTAACTCTTAAAGAGGCCGCTGATTATGTGAGAAAAGATATTATTCCAACCCCTCCGGTTGTAAAACCAGAGGAAGAGAAAACAGAAAAGAAAGAGGTTAGTAACGCCAAGGCGCAAGCTGGAACGATGGTTCCTTCTCAGCCCCAAAACGCTCCTAGTCCAACCGTCTCTGACGAGTTGAAGCAGCTTAGGCTAGCAACTAGACGTGGCGACATTAATGCTCTTGCTCAAAGGATTCTCGCAACGGATCACGTTAAAAAGGCGTGAACTTAAAGGAAACCACCGTACTGGCCCTTTAGGGCAAGTAGGTGCGGAAGAAAGGGCAAACGATTATGGCATGGGGTTTACACACATACGACGATGGAGCTAGAAGAGAAGATTTAATGGATGTTATCGGGGACGTAAGTCCAGACGAGACACCTTTAGTAACACTTTTTGGCACATCAACAGCTGATCAAACTTACCATCAATGGTTAACTTATTCCGTAGATCGTCCCACCAGCAATAGTATATCTATTGAAGGTGCAGACGCTTCTTACGCTGATTTAACACAACCAAGCCGAACTGGGAATATTACTCAAATCATTACTAAACCTATCCAGGTTTCTAGAACTGAACGAAGAGTTAATGTTGCCGGTATGAGTGATCCATACGCCTTCCAGAAAGCAGAGGGGCTAAGAGCCTTGAAACTTCAAATGGAATGGTCTATTTTAAACTCAACAGCAGCATCAGGAGCCTCTGGCGTAGCCAGAGCTATGACTGGTGTCGATGCTTTCATTACATCTGTTGTTACCGCTCGAAATTCTGGAACTAGTTTCTCAGAAAAAGAGCTTAATGACATGGCTAATGACGCATGGACCGCTGTTAACGCAGATAAAGTGTTTGACACCGTACTATGTACGATGAAAATCAAACAGGCTATCGCAGGTTTCGGTGGTAATTCAACTCGTTATATTGACGCAAGTGAACGCAGACTAATTAAAGATATCCTAGTTTATACATCAAGTGCTGGAGAACATAAAGTTCTTCCTCACAGAGATGTAAGAGCTACATCTGGAACAGTTACCGTTTACGGGCTTCGTGAAGATATGCACAAGGTGGCTTACTTAGACAAACCTATGTTTGAAGAACTGGCGAAAGTTGGTGATTCTGACAGAGGACAATGGGTAACTGAGCTAACTGTGGAAGTTATCAACGAAGGCGCAGATCTAAAACGAACTGGTTACGCAATTGAAGGCTAATAGTTTAATCTATGTAGCAGACAAAACGGGGGTTTAATTCTCAAACTCCGAGCTACATACACAGAGAATCAAGGGCCCTTTCCCCGATCGGGTTTGAAGGGCTCTTAAAACATGAATGATTTATATATAAATGAAAATGGGTTGCCTAGAAGTTATTCTGACACAGAAGCGGTGAACCAGATTGTTGAAGCTAAAAGAAAGAAAGATAGTTGGGAAGTAATTGATTTACTTCTAACTCTTTGGGCAAAAAAAGTCCCAGATGAGGTTAAAGCTATTAATATAAATCTAGATGAGTACAGAGGATCTTTGCAAGACAAAGAATTCGCTACTACCACT